TTGATGAAGTCATCCAGATGGGTGAAAACTACACTAAAAAGTATTGGGAAGAAGATTTAACAGACTATGCACCAGAGCATGGCATTGACCGCTTTGAAGTATTAGAATATTGGGGCATGGTAGATGTTGAACTACTTGAAGAGCAAGAAGTAGATATACCAAAAGAATTAAAAGAGTTTGATGAACTACAGGCAAACATATGGGTTTGTAATAATAAATTATTGCGCATGGTTCTTAATCCATTTAAACCTGCTAAGATACCATACTGTGCTGCCCCATATGAGTTAAACCCATACTCATTCTTTGGCGTAGGTATTGCAGAAAACATGGACGATACGCAAACATTGATGAATGGTTTTATGCGTATGGCTGTAGATAATGCAGTTCTATCAGGTAATCTAATCGTAGAGGTGGATGAAACAAACTTAGTACCGGGCCAAGATTTGTCTTTATATCCCGGTAAAGTATTCCGTAGACAAGGTGGCGCACCGGGTCAAGCAATCTTTGGTACAAAGTTTCCAAATGTAGCACAAGAAAATATGATGCTGTTTGACAAGGCACGTGTGTTAGCAGATGAAAGCACAGGCTTTCCATCTTTTGCGCATGGACAAACAGGCGTGACGGGCGTAGGCAGAACCGCTAGTGGTATATCCATGCTAATGAACGCTGCAGCAGGTGGAACAAAAACAGTTATTAAAAATGTAGATGATTATTTATTGCGTCCTTTAGGTGAAGGACTGTTTAGATTTAATATGCAGTTTGATTTTGACCCTGATATAAAGGGTGACTTAGAGGTTAAAGCACGTGGAACTGAAAGTCTTATGGCGAATGAGATACGTAGTCAAAGACTTATGCAGTTCTTACAAATCGCAAGTAACCCCTCGCTTGCTCCGTTTGCTAAGTTTCAATATGTAATTCGTGAGATTGCAAAATCCATGGACTTAGACCCTGATAAAGTTACCAACAATATGGATGAAGCTGCCTTGCAAGCAGAGATTATGAAAGGGTTTCAAGCACCTATGCAACCTGAACAGGGCGGTATGACACCCCCAGCAGGTGCTGATGCTATGGACCCAACTGGTGCAGGTGGTGGTAATATAGGAACGGGACAAGTTCCTGTGCCGGGTGAACAAGGATTTAGTGCGAATGGGCAACAAGGAACTACTCAGCAAGCTGAAGCCGCTGGTCAGCAACAAGCGACAGTGGGACCACTTCAGTAATTATATAGACGCTCTCATAGAACAACAACATCGTACTTTAGAGCAGGGAGATAATACTATATTGATGCACCGTGCGCAGGGAGCGATTGCGGTGTTGCGTAATATTCAAACATTAAGGGATGCTATCAATGACTAGAGCAACGGCAAAACAAATGGAACTCTTTGAGGACGGTGGACTTAAAGATGAAGGTGGGACTGTAGACCCTGTATCTGGTAATGATGTACCACCCGGTTCTACACAAGAAGAAGTACGTGATGATATACCTGCACAATTAAGTGAGGGTGAATTTGTATTTCCTGCAGATGTTGTTCGTTTCATTGGTCTTGAAAAGCTAATGAAGATACGTCAACGTGCAAAGGCTGGCTTGCAACGTATGGAAGATATGGGTCAGATGGGTAATAGTGAAGAAGCTATCATGCCAGATGATTTGCCATTTAGTATTGATGACCTTGACATGGAAGATGATGGGTTAGAAATGGCACAGGGTGGTGTAGTCTCTATGGCTAATGGTGGTGCTATGCCCGGTTCTAATTTATCTTTTGGGCCACTTACTACTGGTTTTCCAATAAGTGGTACAGCACAACCAGTAGGTAGCATAGGTGCATTTAATCCTCAAATACCCGGAACTGCAGGTATGAACCCACTAGGTACAGCCGCTGCTCCTATGCAAGCTGCTTCATCAGGCGGTGTTAATCCAAACTTAGGTGGAACAGCCTTTACACCAACAACGATGCAACAAAATACCATGCCAACTTTTCAACAAGCTATAGGTCCGGGTGTTGTAAATGTAGATTATGAAGAGGTAACATTTACAAATGAGGCTGGTCAAACTATTATACTAAGAAGAAATAAAAGAACTGGCCAAATGATAGACCCAATTCCAGCAGGATTTACGGCTGTAGATAAAACTAAGACGGCTGTAGATAAAACAACTGGCACTGGTACTAAAACTGCTCGTGTGGTTGATGAGGGTGATGATACGTTTGAACAAGATCAAGAGGATATGAAAAGAGATCAAGCAAGGGTAGACGCAGCTAAAGCAATGGGTTATAAAAATTTTGCTGGTTTTGTGCCGGGACTTCTTTCTACTTTCGGATTAACTACTTTACCAGAAGGTACAGTAAATGGTATAGGATTTGTGTCAGATGGTAAAGGTAGTTTATTTGACCCATTAACAGGTAGACCTGTTCCAGAAGGTTTATTAGATGCACTTAAAAATAGTTGGAATGAGATTGATTCTACTTTAAAAGGCGAAGACCGTATGACACGGGATTTAATTGCAAGGGGTAAGGAACAAGAAACTAAATTTGGAAGAGATTTTTATACGGCAGCAGGAGTAGCTAAAGTAGACAGAATATTTGCTGGTATTAAAGATGATATTAAAGATGGTAAATATGGTGATGTTGATTTTGATGACTTTAGTGATGACTACATAGATAAAGTACAAGACAGTATACGGGCAGAAGCAGAAAAAGGAAATTATATTACAGAATCAGGACGTATAGCTAATCCATTTGAAGCTAGTGGTGGAAGAAATAGAGGCGATGGCAGATTTGACTCTGAACCTGATATGGGTATAGGCCAAACTGGGCCAGATAGAGGAACACAGACTCCTTCACTACCAGATTACAGTGGTCCCCCACAAGATGAAGGTCCGGGTGGTGGAGACAATCAAAGCACCAGCACTAGTGATGATTATGCCGGTTTTGATTTTGATGACCCTAGTGATATGAGTGGTGAAAGTTTTAATTTTAACAAAGGTGGCCTAGCCAAACAAATGAAGCGAAGTGGATTAGCTTCTAAGCTAATCCACT